AAACGGCGTGATAATATTACCGATGATAGTGATAAAAAGAACATCGCTGGGATTTGATGATGCTATGCCTCTTTCATTTGACAATGATGTACAAGGTAAATTTATATCTGTAGTTCGTTCAAGTAGTGGGTGGAGTAAAAATAATAGATATGATAGATTTTCAGTATTAACAAATCAACAACCTGTACAAGAGTTTGTAAAGACTGGTATGCCAGACTTTATAAGATGTAACTATACCATCGTTATGATGACATCTTTTATAGAACAGATGAATGATTTAAATACACTTTTTATAGAACATTTAGAAACTTACTTTGGTGACCAAACCAGTTATCGTTTTCTTTCGTCACTTGATGGTGATATTTCAAACGAAATAGAAATGGAATCACAAGGTGAGAGAATAATACGAAACGAGTTTAGTATGGGAATCAAAGGATATATGATACCTGAGTTTACTGATAATGTATTTGGTAAAACTGCTGAGTTGGGTAGAGCATATAAACCAAAAAAAGTATCGTTTTCCGAAAAACTTTTATAATTATATATGTATATAATTGTTTACAACAAACTAAATTAGAGGTTTTAAAATGTCAGAAATTAAATTCACAGAAGAAGAACTCAAATCATTAGCTGAACTCCAAAATAAATCTGCTGGTATTACCAATAGATTTGGTCAGTTAGCTATTGCTAAAATCAACTTAGAAAAACAATCTGAAGCGGTTGAAGAAGAAGAGTTTAAACTTCACGAGGAGTTAGAAGCTCTTAGAAGTGAAGAACAAAAACAACTAGAGTCTATTACTGAAAAGTATGGTCCTGGTCAGTTAGATCCTCAAACAGGTGTGTTCACACCAACCGTAGAAGTAGAACCAACCAAAGAGCCAACCAAGTAAAAAAAAATACAATTATAAATCCTTTTTTTATCTTTTGAGAAAATAGGTAATATTTATATATGAATAATTATATTTAAATCATTCCTAAAAGTTTCGGAGAAATTAAATGGCTGAAAAAATTGTATCACCAGGTGTATTTACAAATGAAATAGACCAATCATTTTTACCTGCGGCAGCAGGTCCAGTCGGAGCTGCTATTGTTGGTCCTACTGTAAAGGGTCCTGTTCTTGAACCTACCGTAGTTAATTCTTATGGTGAATATGTCAGAACCTTTGGAGAAATTATACAGAGTGGTAGTGATAACTATCAATATTTAACTTCTCATACTGCTAAAGAATATTTAAGACAAGGTGGTCCTCTTACTGTTGTGAGAGTAGCTGGTACTGATACTGCTCGTGCCACCGCTAATGTGGACTTAACAGTTCATGCTACTGGATCACACGATACTATATTCACTCTTGAAGCTTTAGGTGATGGTCCTCAGTTTAACAATTTTGTGGGAACCGGTTCATCGTTAGGAACTGATCAATTACTTACACCACAAGCAAATTCTGCAACAAATCCATACTTCGGTTCGGGATCATTTGGTGGTCGTCCTGACAATTTTCGTTGGGAAATATCTAATAGAAATCTTGCTAAAGGTACATTTACACTTTTAATTAGACAAGGTAACGACACCATAAAGAAAAAGAAAGTACTTGAAACACATTCCAATTTATCTTTAGATCCAGAATCTCCAGATTACCTTCTAAGAAGAATTGGTAATCAATCAAATACAATTGCTACAGAAGATGGTGTTGCTTACTTACGACCAGTAGGTGAATTTCCCAATGTATCTGCTTATGTAAGAGTAAGTAGTTTACCTGATGTTAAAAAGACACCAAACTATTTAGATGAAAATGGTGACATAAATACAGAATATGGTTCTGGAAGTGATTTTATACCACCTGTGGGTAGTGGAAGTTATGGTGGTGCTTTTGGATATAATAGTTCATACCCAATAGGTTCAGGTCCTGTAAGTCAAACTGCTGGTGATTTTGGAAGTAATGAGGTAGAACATCCATTTGCTTTTTATGATAGTATAAGTGCTACTCAATCACAAGGTATTGACTTATCAGTAAGTAATACTACTGTGGGAACTGGTGGATATAAAACTGCTATAAGTTTATTGTCAAATAAAGATGAATATAGTTTCAATTTATTATTCTTACCTGGAATTGTTGATAGACAAACAGACCATAGCCCTATCATAAATGATGCTATTCAATTATGTGAAGATAGAACTGATTGTTTCTTAGTTTATGATAACACTAACTTAACAGATTCAGTAGCTACTGCTAAAACAAATACTGAGGCTCGTAACTCAAGTTATGCTGCTGCTTATTATCCTTGGGTACAGATACAAGATACTACAACAAGTAACCTTAGATACGTTCCACCATCAGTTGTTATTGCTGGTGTATACAACTTTAATGATACTGTTGGACAGCCTTGGTTTGCTCCTGCTGGACTAAACAGAGGTGGAATTGATAGTGCTGTTCGGGCATATAGAAAATTAACACAAAGTAATCGTGATGACCTTTATGAATCAAATGTTAATCCGATTGCTACATTTCCAGGACAAGGTGTTACTGTTTTTGGACAGAAAACAACACAGAAGAAAGCTTCTGCTCTTGACCGAGTAAATGTAAGAAGATTATTAATTAACTTAAAGACATTTGTTGCAAGTTCTTCAAGAGGTCTACTCTTTGAACAGAACACGAGTGATTTAAGGAATCAGTTTTTAAATGTTGTTAATCCTTATATGGAACAAGTTCAAGCTAATAGTGGATTGAATGCTTTCCGTGTTGTGATGGATGATAGTAACAATACACCAGAAACAATCGATAGAAATCAGTTGATAGGTCAGATATTTATTCAACCTACAAAAACTGCTGAATTTATCGTGTTAGACTTTGTAGTACAACCAACCGGAGCTGCTTTTCCTGAATAATTTTTAGGAAAGTGATATTTATTACTATAGGAGATAAATAATGGCCGAACTTTTAGAAGCAAATAAAATATTTTATACACCATATGAACCTAAGTTGAAAAATAGGTTTATCATGGAAATTGGTGGTATACCTGCCTTTACAATAAAGACAGCACAAAGACCTCAAATAACTTTTGATGAAGTTGCGCTGGAACATATGAATATAACAAAGTATGTTAAAGGGAAAGGTAGATGGCAGACATTACAGATTACAATGTACGATCCGATTGTGCCATCAGCTGCTTCTGCTGTTATTGAGTGGATAAGATTACATCACGAGAGTGCTACTGGTCGTGATGGTTATCAAGACTTTTATAAAAAGAATGTTACCTTTCAAGTCTTAGGACCTGTCGGTGATATCGTTGAGAAGTGGACATTGTATGGAACTATGATTCAAGACGCTAGTTTTGGTGATTTAGATTTTACTACTTCTGATCCTGTTGAAATTACACTAACCCTAAGATACGATTACGCTATATTGGAGTTCTAATGAAAAACATATTTAAATTAATACTTTCTGCTGTAATTCTTTTTGGTGCTGTTCCTACTGTTAATGCTATGGAAATGAACATGGCTGGTATGGAAGAAATCAAAAAGAAAAAGAAAACCAAGAAGAAGAAAATGAAGAAAGCTGCTAAAAAGAAGAAAGGTTTCTTTTCAAAAATCTTCGGTTCTAAGTAGTACATAGTTATAAAAAACACTAAGGAGTTATAATGTCAGAACATAAGTTCCCTACGGAAGTTATAGATTTACCGTCTGGTGGAAAAGTATATCCAAAAGATTCACCACTTGCCGAAGGTAAATTAGAATTAAAATACATGACCACAAAAGAAGAAGACATTCTTATGTCGGAAAACCTCATTAAGAAAGGTGTGGTGGTTGATAAATTATTAGATAGTCTTATCGTTACTAAAGGTGTTAAACAAGAACACCTTGTTTTGGGAGATAAAAATGCTATATTAGTTGCTGCTCGTATTCTCGCATATGGTCCAGAATATACTGCTGAAGTGGCAAACCCAAATAATCCTGAACAAATAGTAGAACATACATTTGACCTTACTGCCTGTCCATTTAAAACCTTACCTAATGATGTTGATTATACGGATAATTCATTTGATTATACAACTGAGGTGGGTAAGACTAAAATCAAGTTTAAGTTATTAACTGGTACAGAAGAAGCTCTAATAGAAAAGGACTTAAAACAATCTGCTAAATTTGGATACTCTAGTGAAATTACGACTAGATTACGATATACTATTACAGAGGTTGATGGTGACAATAAACCAGAGACGATTAATTCATTTTCACAGAATATGTTAGCTCGTGATTCTGTAGCATTGAGAAACTACATACAAAGTATTTCTCCTGATATTGATTTGACATCAGAAATAGAAATAGGAGGTGAAACTGTGAGCGTGTCAATTCCGCTTACAGTCGAGTTTTTTTGGCCTCAATCCATCCAATAAATTAGATATACATCAATCTATATTTTATTTTATTTATGGGACACCTGGCTTCACATTTAGTGATGTCTATAATATGCCTGTTCATTTGAAAAACTTTTATCTAAGAGAGTTTATGGATTTTAAAAAGAAAGAAAAAGAACAGATTGATGCCGCACAACCAAAACCACAATCAACAATACCTCGTAGATTTTCTCCCAAATAACTCTTTTCTTTATATTTATTAATGTATATAGGAGAACTGTGTCATGTCATATATGAGTAGTAAAAATATATTGAGAGAAGGAATGATTGATAAGATTATACGAAAGTTAATTACTCAACCTGTCTTAAAAAGAAGTTCTAAATTTTCAAATGCGGTAGATGATTTAAATGATGCTATTTCTGAGTTTGAAAAGGCAGCTACTGCTGAAATTAGAAAAAACAATCCTAAAGCAAAACCAGTTAAAATTAAAAGATATAGAGTATAATAGTGGCAACACCAAAAGAAACATTAGAAGCTCAAAAGTTAGCAAATGAAGCCATAAAAGAGGGAAATGATTTAAGTCGTGCTTTTGGACGAATATTAGATTCTCAAATAGATAAACAAAAACAATTGTCAGTTGCTGCAAAAAATACTGCCAGTATAATACAACGAATGGCAGAAGATAAAAAATCAGAATTAGACACCGAATCTAAACTTAAAAAAGTCAAAGAGCAGATGAGTGCGAATGCTCAAGAAATAATGAGATATAATAAAATTGGTCATACTGCTATCGCAGATTCTCTAAAGACAAACCTAAAAGGTATGGCTGTTGAAAAGGGAATGTTACAAATACAAAAAATGAAAGAAGACCTAACTGCCAAAATTAAAGAGAATTTAACAATTGGTGGTATACTAGCAGCTGCGGTCAGTATTGCGACAAAGTTTGGTAGTGCGATAGACACGATTGGTCAACAATTCGGTAGTTTATCGGTGATGGGTAAAGAGTTTCAAACAGATTTATTAAGGTCATCAGTAGAAGCAACAAAACTTGGTGGTAGTATACAAGATGTAGCTTCTATAACAAATACATTGGCATCCGATTTCGGAATGAGTGTTGATGAGGCTGCAAAGTTATCGTCTAAAGTTTTTGATACGAGTAAAGCTTTAGGATTATCATCTGATGAAAGTGCAAATTTATTCGGTTCTTTAACACAAGTTGCCAATCTATCAGCCGAACAAGCTGAGTCACTTGCTGAGGGGGCTTTTCAATTAGCTAGACAAAGAGGAGTTGCTCCATCTGCTGTCCTTAGAGACATAGCTGGTTCTGCTGAAGAAATTGCTTTGTTTACAAAGGGTGGTGGTGACAACATAGCAGAGGCAGCCGTTCAAGCAAGAAGTTTGGGGATGTCATTATCACAGACTGCTAAAATTGCTGAGGGATTATTAGATTTTGAATCTTCTATAACCA